AGAATCTTTTTAATGAATTAAGAATGAATTGCCTTTACTTATTCGGTGCTCAGTTATTTGTTTCAAGTGATTGTAATTATCCTTGCGATATAGAGATTATGGTTCATAATTTATTTGACTTAGGTATAGATGTAAATGCCATCTAGAACACTAAAAGACTATATTGGATACCAGAATGGTGGAATGGCACAACCTTCATCTACTGGTGTACATAATAATATAGATAATCTCATTTTACAAGCTAAATTAGATGAATTTGATAAGACAGGTATTATGCGTACACAACCAGAAGACCCTAGAAGTGTTGCAGACGCTCTTACTAGAGATTGGATAGAGGGAGCTGTTCCAATGCCAGCTGTTGGTGGTTTTATTAAGCACATAGCTAGAAAGTCTCCTGACATTGCTAAAATAGTTAAAGAGACTGGTCTTCGTAATCCTATATCTCATTACACATCTGGAAGTAATGCGGCTAGTATATTAAATCGAAAGAAGATTGTAGGTACTGGAGAATTTCCCGGGAGAAGGGTACCCGGACAAAGTGCATCTGCAGTTTCAGTTACTAGAGACCCTATGTTTACATCAAGACCTCACGGTAGTATAGGAACAGATATTAGATTTATTTTAGATAGAGATGAGTTAATAAAAAAAGGTTTTCCTATGAAGCCTATAGCTGTTTCTGGTTTTGCAAAAACACATAAGTCTTGGGATGAAGGTAAATTTTTAAGAATGAATCCTCGCTTTGAATTTGAAGAAAGAGTAAGAGGCAGTATACCTACTGAAAATGTTAAACTTATAGATATACTCCAACTCCCTCTGTCAGAATCTGACCAGTCTCATAATGTATTAAGGTTATTACGTCACTTATATAAAACAAATATACCTATTATAAAAAGTAGCTCAGTAGCAGAAAGACTTAGGAAGATGCCTATGAGTAGTTCAGATTCAGACTACTGGAAAGGCAATTACCTCAGACCAAAAGGTACTTTAAAAGCTATACAGAAGTTAATGGAAGCACCTACTTATGACCTTGACCCTTTCAAAGGTGTTAAATAACTTTAAAAAGGCTTAGGTGTACCATTCACATCATCACCTCTTTCTTTGGCTATCTCTACTGCCTCAGCTTCTGTGTTAGTAACCAAGCAACTATTCCCATAATAACCAACCTCGCAAGAGTTAGTACTACCATATCTATTCTTAGCTACAATCAATTCTAAGAAGCAATCACTATTACCATCGTCTCCATATCTTGATACCCAAGGATAGTGTGAGAATACTACTATCTCTGCATCTTGTTCTAAATTACCAGACTCAGCTAGGTCAGATAATCTAGGCACCCTATCATTCCTGTGTTCCATATTCCTATTCATCTGTGATACTAATATTACAGACATATCTTGTGCCTTTGCTAACCACTTATAGCTACGACTAACATCACCTATCTTAAGACGTAGGTCTCTTCTGTCGTGAGTAGGATGCTCTATTAGACCTATGTGGTCATCAATAACAACATCTGGATTGATTGATTTAATCTCACGGAATGTATTCTCCATATCTCTAACATCATCAAACATAAATAACTTACCATTGTAAATGTCTGATATTGTTGAAGATACGTCGCTAAGTTCTATCTGGTCTATCCCTATATTGTTTCTAAGATTTCTATATTGTAAATGTCTAGACTCCATAGCTATAAACTTCTTCATCATCTCAGTGTTAGGCATTTCTCTATTAAACATAACAACCTTTAATCCTCGATGTACTAAGTTCCTTGCTATGTTAGCAGATACAGTTGTCTTTGCATTACCGGGTCTACCTGCTATAATCGTAACCTCTCCTCTTGTCATCCCAGTTATAACTCTGTCTAATGTACCTATACCAGTAGGTATTTGAGTTGTTGAATTCAATATAGAGTCTCTAGTGTCTTCTAGTACAGAGTCTATATCAAATGTTCTATTAGGTTGCAACTTTATTATGTTACCTATTGTAGTATGTGCTTCTTCTAATAGGTTACTAGTCTCTAAGGATGTGTTGTTTAGATTCTTAGATATACCTAACATTTGATTATGTAATATTCTCCTAAGGTAGTATGCGTGCAATCTCTTAGCATACCCTACTGCACTTGATGCAGACACAACATTATCTAAGAATCCTACTATCTCATACTTAGGGTTGTGTCCTTCATTATCATTTCCAACTTCTTCACATATAGTTATTAGGTCTATATCCTTACCACTAGAATTAAGCTTATCTACTGCAAGCCAAACTTTCTGATTGAAACTAGAGTAGAAGAACTCTTCGTTTGGAATATATTGCTTTACTGAGTCTATGTATTTACTATCGGAAATCAAGCATCCAAGCAATGCTTGTTCTAGTTCAATGCTCTTCATCATTCTCCTTTAATTTTGGTGGTATCCTATCTAGGTTTTTTCTTTCGTAGTCTATCCTAAGGGCTACTCTTTTACTTTCATTCTTTATTATCCCCGCAAGATATTTTATACCATATCCTCTCTGTACACCACCTCTGTTTTTAAATTTCCTAATTGATTCTAATATTATATCTCCTTCAATGTTTTCTATATCGGCTAAGAACCCTGCCTTTATAACATCGTCTATAGTCCAATGCTTAGAGAACTCATCTAGTATACTATCTATAGCACTTAAAATATTTTTAGGTCTAGATAATCTAAGTGATTCTAATCTAAGACTTACATCTTTTTTAGATATATTATTATTACATAGTGGACACTTAGCCACAGATACCACACTCGCCTTTTTCCATTGGTAGGTTTTTAAATATAGAACTCCTTAGCATTGCGTTACCAATTGATTTCTTGCCAGATGAGGGGGTGTTTGTTTCATAAGCCTCATCACACTTTGAGCATCTATATACCTTGCTATGCATATCTATTCTAATCCTACTAGTTTTAGTGATGGAACGTTTTACAATTTCCCAATCAATCCAATCTTTGCCTAGATAATATTCTAAGTCTAGTATTCTGCCTCTATTTATTGATTCGTATTTTTTCGCAGAGTCTTTAATTGTGCTATTATCTCTAACAAATTTGTCATCGGTATTATAGCGTATACTTTGCCCCTTGATTCCTTCACGCATTGGAGGTGTAATCCCTCTATTTGCTCCGATGGTTTCAGCCATTCTGCTATCCTTTTCCGTACCTTACATTGTACGGTGTATTCTTCTATTGTTAAGTCTACTTCTGGGTGAAGCCCTAATGACCTGCCATCAGAGCCCCACGCCCTCTTTGATTCTAAGTCGTATTCCTTAGCTAACTTTACGACTTCTCTTTCGAATCGATTTCCTTTTGCTTTGCTTTTTGACGGCACGTTTTCTACTCCTCTTCTTCTTGAAAGGGCTCTCTAGGAATTTCTCCAACCCCTTCACTACTTTCTTGAACAAGTCCATGTATTTTATCCTCCATAAACTTTGAATACTCTTCTGTTTCTCCTCTCATTTCTAGGTAATTATAAAGGAATTCTCCAAGTATCTCTATTGCTTTTTTATTAGATAGAACTAACCTAGTAACAGAATCTAATTGTTTCTGTATAGTTCTCTTTGTTAAGTTATTATTCTTTCTTTTCATAGTGTTTATAGATTGGTGAGGCAGTCCTCAAGTGCCAACCAGAGGTTCATTTGTATACTTTTTCTTATTTAATATACTACCCCACCAAATCTAATTATTTTAAATTCTCTATTTTATTTTCTATTCTATGAAGTCTCCATAGTTGGCTGAGTTGCAATGCTAACATCATAAGCATTGTGAACTCCCAATATGGAAAATACTCTGTACTAAATAGAACTTCCCAATAGTATCTCATTTCTTACTCCTCTTTTTTTTCTTTTCAGCAGAATTAATATATCTCCAAGAATAACGCATACCAACCTTAGACTTTCCATATATACCTTTCGATATATCTTCTATAGATTTTTTATACGATTCATAATCCCGCATGTTATCTAAATATTCAAATGATACTTCATCTATATTATCTAACTCCATTATCTCTTCATCACTTAGAAATTTAACGTACTTAGTATCATATTTATTATCTCTTATTTTACAGCTATCACATACTCCACTACTATTCATTGTAGGTTTGTCACATCCGTGACACATAAATGGTGTTGGCATAATTTAATCCTTCGGGGGTTTTAGAAGACCAAAGGAGACTAACAAACACACCTTCAAGGTACCCCCAAACCTATACTATACAGGGTTTAATTCTTTAGGGGCTCTTTACGGTGAGCCCCAGACCGTGCGACTACTTAGTTACTAAGAAATATGTAGCGTAACCTTTACTATTATCTGTAGATATATTCATACTAAATGTATGTCTTAATGTCCAGATTATAGCGGCTAATCTATATACTCCAAACCGATTTATAGCCGTCTTTGCAGTAAGTCTCTTACCTGTAAACAGGAAATCTCTTACTTTCTCTAACTGTGTTTTTCTTTTTCGTGCCATGTTGGCTCCTTTTCATATATGGTTCTTAGTTTCTTGATTAGTAAGTAATCCTCCTTACTAGTCAATTCATAGATGCTTCTTTTACCTTTAGTTATGTTCTTCAGTGGTTCATTCATAAGCCTTATTCCATCGTACCATCCAAACTTAGAGGTAAATTTATGCTCTATTTCATTCCACTTCTTTACCTCCATCGGGGCTACCTCCGTATTCGGTATACAATCTACTAGGATATATCTCTTCTTCTTCTGGCGTCATTCCTTCTGATATGTTACGCTCCGCTATCTCGTCGTATTCTTTCTCCAGCTTTCCCTTTAATGTATCAGCTTCATCCTTCTTACTCCAATGGTCTTCAGTACTAGCACCATATTTCATAATATCAGAATAAGCTTCGAGAGCCCTAATGATTGTATTGTATTCGCTATTAGTTATTCTCATTTAGAAGGGTATGTCTGATGTATCCATTTTCCCATTCTTCCAAGAGAATACACTTACAGCTTTAGGAGATGTTACTTCTTCTCCATCTCTATTAGTCCAAGTTTCGTGCTTCACTTTTATTATAGCAGGTACGCCCTCACAATTTGATGGAGTAAGTACAGGTAAGGAATACAATGTCTTACCATCTACTTCTTTTTCTTCTGGTTTTATTCTTAGGGCTTCACATAGTTCTTTGAACTGCCTATTCCCACCAGAGTTTGGTTGAAGATTTTTCTCACTAGGATTTTTAAATCTAAAGAATCCTTTAGACCTAATCATCTTACCTACAAAATGACTACCACTCAACTCACCATCCATAGCCTTATCAGAGTTCTCTTCTGCTAGTTTGAAGTTAAGATTGTATATATCTGCAAGGTGTTTACTTCTAATGACAACATCTTCTTTTACTGTATAGTCCTTAACATGAGCATAGTACTCACCCTCTGGAACTATAACATTAGGCTTGTCTTCTGTCGGGTCGTAGTAAGACTCACCACCCATAACATCTCCAAGCACAGAATCAATTGAATTATCCATTCATGTTTTCCTTTATTTGATTTATTCTACTTATTACTTTACTTATATCTCCCTTCTCAATGTCTCCATTGTCTATAGAAAGGGATATCTTTTCTTTCCATTCATCATCTAAGCCATCAATCTCTCCGTATAAATACTCTATTTCTTCTTGACTTAGAGATGTATCTTCTACTCTGTTCCTATATACATCGTCAGCAATGTTAAGGTACATATTAAATGCCTTCTTGATACAATCTGTATTAGCAGATTTAATATCATTACCAACATCTACAAAGCTATCACTATTTCTCTTCTTCTGTATTCTATGAGCCGCAGTACAATCTCCCTCTCTCCATATTCCACCTTCAAACCACTTCAATCTACCATGAACCATAAAAGCCTCACTACCTAGTGTCTCTGTACTTATTATAGTCCAAGACCATCCCGGGTAGAACTTATCTGCTAACTTCCTCATGTAAGAGTACTCTACATAATCCACACCCATCTTATTCTTAATGAATGAACGAGGTGTATCTTCCATAGATACCTTTTCATGTAGGTCTCTTATTACATCGAATGTATCACTAGTTATAACTGCACCATTAGTAGGTATCTCTTCTACTAATGCAATCTCACTACTCATCCGAACCTCTCTTTTTTATTAGAAGTAATTGCGATGATAGGTATACACAAGCATCTAGAAGTTCTTCTAATGCTTCTGT